GGTCGCGGCACCGCGAAATTCCGCTAGTCACGCATCGAAAATACCGGCTTATGATTCGCGGATCTGCCGCAATCCTCATAAGCCGGTAATGAGAGCATAAGGAATTCTGCAGATATGCCACTTATGACCCAAACAGAGTACGCGCAACATCGCGGGGTGAGCCAGCCACGGATATCACAGCTCATGAAACGTCTGAGACAGGGCGGGGCTGTATCCAAGAGCGGGAAGATTTACTCCGACAAGGCGGACCAGATCCTGAGTGCGTCGCTGGATCCGTCAAAGCGGAGAGAGGCGGTTGCACGGAAACCGGAAAAATCGGCGCCTTCCTCGGAGATCAACCCGGAGCTCCTGAACAAGATCGGCTCCCTGGGTGCCGACGAGCTCCTGCGCATGGCAGGAACTATCTCAGAGAGCCAGGCGAGGACCATTCTGACCCTAATCCGGGCAAGGGACAAACAACTGAGCTGCGAGAAGAAGCTCGGCAGATTTCTCGACGTGGATGAGGTGAAACGCGTTGCGTTTACCGCGGCGCGACGAACGAGGGACGCGGTTCTAAACGTTCCATCGAGGATCTCGGACAAGCTTGCCGTCATGACCGACCCGTTCGAGGTGGAGCAGTATCTCACCGCTGAATTGAAGGAAGCCCTGCGGGAAAGCACAACCAATGCCGATGCCTGATGTAGTCTCAACCTATCTTGCCGCCTACGACCAAGGGATCATTCCTGACCCGGACTGGCTTATTTCCGAGTGGGCCAACGAGCGAAGAATTCTCCCCGATGGGGCATCAAAGGAACCCGGCCCCTATCGCTGGGAGCGCACCCCGTATCTGCGGGAGATTATGGACTGTCTCTCGCCGCATCTTCCGGTCAACGAGATCTGCTTCATGAAGGCGGTGCAGATCGGCGGGACAACGGTGGGGGAGAATTTCATCCTCTATGTGATCGATGCGGCCCCGGGTCCCGCCATGATGGTCATGCCCACGATGGACCTGGCGAAAGAGCACTCCAAGGACCGGATAGCCCACTCGATTTCGGCCATGCCAGCTCTTCGGAGCAAGGTCAAGGAAGTCAAATCGAGGGATTCGGGCAACACAATCCTCTCGAAGCAGTTTCCTGGAGGGTCTCTCAAAATGACCGGGTCCAACAGCGCCAAGGCGGCCAGGTCCAAATCCATCCGGTATCTCATCCTCGATGACGTGGACGGATTTGATGCCGACATCGGGGGGGAAGGCGACCCCTGCGCGCTCTTCCGGAAGCGCACCAGCACTTGGGGCAGCAAGCGCAAGATCTTTGAGAACTCGACCCCGACGATCAAGCATCTAAGCCGGATCGAGCGGTCCTATCTTGACTCGGACCAGCGCAAGTACGAGGTGCCGTGCCCTCACTGCAGGACTCGACAAGAGCTCGTTTTCGGGGGGAAAGAGGCGTCCTTTGGGCTGAAATTTACGCATGAGGGAACCGTCTGCACGGATGTTTGGTACGAGTGCAGGGAGTGCCGCGGGAGGATTGACGAGCACCACAAGGATTACATGCTGGCGAATGGAGAGTGGGTGCCGCGCAATCCGTCCAACACCAGGCGCCGAGGCTACCAGATCTCGGCCCTCTACTCTCCGCTCGGGTGGTTCTCCTGGCGTCAGATTGTCGAGGAGTTCTTGTCGGCCGGAAAGAACCCGGAGCTCCTGAAGGTATTCGTCAACACCATCCTGGCCGAGACTTGGGAGGAAGCCGGATCGAAGCCCAAGTGGGAGGAGCTGAAAGCCAGGGCCGAAACCTATTCGGTAATGACCGTGCCTCCCGGTGGGCTCTTTCTCACCATGGGAGTGGACACCCAGGACGACCGGATCGAGTTCGAGATCTGGGCCTGGGGCAGGGATGAGGAGGCATGGCTGATTGCATGGGGGCCGATCTACGGAGATCCCAGCGAGACCTATGTGTGGGACGAGTTGGACCGGTTGCGCTCCATGCCTGTCCGGCATGCTTACGGGGTGGACCTTACCGTTTCCATGACGGCCGTGGACGCCATGGGACACAAGACCCAGGAGGTCTATAACTACGCCCGCAAGCGCAGTGCATCGGTCATGGCCGTCCAGGGACAGCGAGGAAACAGACCCCCGCTCGGGAAACCGTCTCCCCAGGACATGAATTACCTTGGGAAGGTCATCAAACGAGGTGTGCTCCTATGGCCCGTTGGGGTAAACCTCATCAAGGAAACGATCTATGATCGGCTGGCCGTCACAAAACCGGGACCCAGGATGATTCACTTCCCCCAGGGGCTGGATGACGAGTTCTATATCCAGCTGACGGCCGAGCAGAAAGTCACTACGTATCAGAAGGGGTTTCCCGTGCAGGTCTGGGTAAAGGAGCCGGGAAAGCGCAACGAGGCTCTCGACTGCGCAGTCTATGCGTATGCTGCAGCGATCCGGGCCGGGCTGCTGCGAATGAACTGGGACGAACTGGAGAGGATGATCTCTCCGCGAAAGATGGAAGGTCCTGGGGAAACGGCAGCGGTAAAGCCCGCCAGGCCGCGGGTGGTCTACCGGTCAAAGTTGTTGGAGGAACGATAATGAGAAACGATACTGGTCGTTCGAACAGGCAGATACAATTGCAACAAACATTGGACATGGTTCGATCCCTTAGCATCAATTCTCGGATCAAAAAGTATGGGCGAAACTTTGCGGATTTCCTCGCCGACCGCATTATGCAGGCCACCACGGAACCATCCCTTACCGCCGCAATCGAGCGGTTGTCAAAGCTTCTTGATTCCGATCCTGGCAAAGTCTCTGGAGTGGTTCTGGTCGGATTTCTCCAGGATGCTTCATCTTCAGGATCACAAGCGGTGTTGCATTGGTTACGCGGATACCCGAGAGTGGCGGCAATGCTCTGCATGCTTAAGCAAACGGATTACATGGACCTGGTCCAGACCATCGAGGTCAAGGACATGGAGGCTTGGGGCTCGGCCCTTCCTGATCCAGGCCATGAAATCAACCTCAAATTCACCTGCCTGTCTCCAATAGCTCATGGGTCAGACACAAAGGCTGGCAATGCCATGCTGTTTCGACGTATGCAGGTGCTCACCACCGAGGGCAATGTGATCTCCATGCCCTACTATGCTGGCAACGCCATTCGAGGGCAAATGCGGGATTTGTTGGCAGACGACTTCGTTCGTGCCTTGGGTCTTATTCCGAGGCGGGACCGTCCGCCGCTCACTCTCTGGTTTTTTCATGCCTTATACGCCGGGGGCGCCCTCGAGGGGAATTCCTCAGCCGACAAGGCCTTGAAACAGATGATTGGGGCATCAGGGGTCATGAAGGCCCATGGGATTTATCAGTTCCGGAATATGCTCCCGGCCCTCTCGCTTTTGGGATGCGCCATGGGAAGCCGGATCTTGAGCGGACGCGTAAGGTTCGGTGATCTTCGGCCCGAGTGCCGCGAGTGGGGAAACGGAGGGATTCCCGTCGGGGAGCTTTTCGAGTGGATCTACCTCACCCGCCGGGAGGACCATGATGAACACGAGGAGCACCACGGCATGGTTGCTAATACCGAATGTCTCCGGGCCGGGACGATCTTGTGTGGGGGGCTCGATTTGGACATGCACGCAACGCCTCTTGAGCGATCTGCCCTCGGTCACGGCCTACAATTGCTTTCAGAAGTCGGCTACATCGGTGCCGGAAACCGTCGAGGCCTCGGCAGGGTCAAAATTGAATACGACAATTCGCCGGATCCAAAACCGTATGTTGCTTTCCTGGAAGAAAATCGGGACGCGATTATCGGATACCTCAACGAATTAGGAGCGATCAATGCACGCGGTAACGCTGATAGCGAAGTCCCTGTCTGAGGATATGTTGCCAGAACTACCATGCTCCCCGGTGTATGGAATCTGTGCTGTTACAGGGGAATATGGGCCGTGTCTTCCGAGACGGTTTATAATTTCCGATATGAATTGCGATCAATCTCTTTTTTCCGGAGGATCCTCCGACATGGTGCATGTAGACGTTTACCGGTCTTGGGAATTCGGGTATCGAAAGTATGGTGCGAAGCGGGACACGCATCCGGAGCGGCATGCCTGCTGGTGGACGAATGGGAGGGAGTTTAGGACGGTAAGGAAATCCGACATCCGGGAAATTATCCTGAACGGGTCCCCGTCTATTCCGTGGGCGATGTGGGTCACTACCTCGTATAAAAAGCATGGCAGCATCCGGACTCCGGTGAATCATCGATCAAGGGGGGCAGTTGGCTTTGATGAGAGAATCGTAGACGCATCCAATGAGGGCCAGGTGATCGAATGGTGGGAGCGGCTTAACACGGCACTTCGTGACGGGATCTTTCGTGGCGTCATCGAGACGCTTGACTGTAGGCCGCTTCTTATCTCCAAGATCGGGTTGTCACGATGGCTGGATTTCGAGAGATGGGCAAAACCGATTCATAAATCCACACTCTACGCCTTGTTGTGCTACCTCCTCCCGAGTCAAGAGTGGTTGCATAGCGGATGGATGGATGATGGCGAAAATAGTTCTTCGCGGAAGAACGATCTCTAGAGCCGTGCAACACAGTACCATACGGAGCTCTTGATGCAGAGGGCGGCATAACCTTTGACTAGCTGACCGTTCAAGAGGAAAGTATGAGTTTAAAATTCTTTTTTCAGTAGACCTGGTTTGATGGATAATGTTTAGGCTCCGTTGGGAGGCATACAGGAGATCTAAATGAAAACATGTGTTGTACTTCCTGATTATGGTTCTAATCTTAGGGCCTGGAGTGCTAAGAACGGGACATCCGCCTTGTCGCGAAAAGCATGCCCCAGACCATGGATTGCAAAAGAAATAGATGGAGTAAAAGAGTTCGTTAGGGGAATGACTGACTATAAGACCAGTAATCTCGAAGGGACCAAGGGAGTAATGGTTAGGTTCTTTTGCGACATAGGTGAAACTTACCTGTTTTCTCAGCCGCTCCCTAAGGGGGGGGCGCGTATATTTAGGGGGGTAGTGCAAGAAGATGGCTCAATCAAAGAAACCGCTTGGAGTTAATGTACTTGAAGCCTCGAGAGAACGTATCTCATGGGCATTCGACACCTTTCAGAGACTCTATGTAAGCTTCAGCGCAGGTAAAGATTCCACCGTTATGCTTCACCTGGTGATGGATGAGGCACGAAAACGTAGGATTAAGGTTGGGGTCTTGTTCATAGATCTGGAAGGTCAATATAAGATTACTATCGAGCACGCTATGCGTTGTTGCGAGAGATATCGTGACGCTATTGAACTCTATTGGATCTGTTTGCCGATTCACCTTCGGAATGGAGTAAGCGTTTTTGAGACTCACTGGATGTGTTGGGATGCTGATAGGGAAAATGATTGGATTAGACGTCCCCCAGAATGCGCCATTACAAATGAGAGATTTTTCCCCTTCTTCCGTAAGGGAATGGAGTTTGAGGAGTTCGTTCCAGCATTTGGGCATTGGTATGGGAAAGGACAAATGACGGGTTGTTTTGTTGGTATTCGGTCCGACGAAAGCCTTAATCGATACAGAACCATTGCCGGACATGGAACGAAGCTGGATAACAAGAAATACACCAACTGGATCGGAGATACGCTTTTTAATGTTTATCCCATCTATGACTGGAAGACCGAAGACATTTGGACGTACCATGGGAAGTATCCGGATAGGCCCTATAACGGTCTCTATGATTTGATGTATAAAGCAGGCCTTTCCATCCATCAGATGAGGATCTGTCAACCCTACGGAGACGACCAGCGGAAGGGACTGTGGCTTTTTCATATCATTGAACCGGAAACATGGGCTCGGGTTGTGGCAAGGGTGAATGGGGCCAACGGAGGGGCCATGTATGCCGGTGAAACAGGCAATATCAGTGGCTATAGAGCTATCAGCAAGCCAGAAAATCACACTTGGAAAAGTTTTGCGAATCTGCTCATAGATTCCATGCCGCTTGCAACCCAAGAGCATTACCGAAATAAGATCGCTATGTTTTTGCATTGGTATGCGGAAAGGGGCTATCCAGACGGAATTCCTGACGAGGCAGACAGGAAGCAAGAAGAGTCCCGCAAAGTTCCGTCATGGCGAAGGATCTGTAAGGCACTGCTTCGAAATGATTATTGGTGTAAGGGATTAAGCTTCAGCCAACATAAGAGTGATGCCTACGAGAGGTATCTGAAAATCATGCGAAAACGGAGAGAACAATGGAAAATAATCTAAAGTGGACAGAGGACCATCCGGTGTCTCATATCCGATGGGTTCCGGCATCGGAGGTCTATGCTAATGATTATAATCCAAATTCCGTTGCTCCACCAGAGATGAAACTACTTCGGATTAGTATTGAGGCTGATGGATTCACGCAACCGATAGTGGTTTATAAAACCGAAGAAGGGTACGAGGTTGTAGATGGATTTCATCGGCATTTGGTAGGAAAAGAAATGGGGCTTTCGCATCTCCCAGTTGCCGTGATCAACCCTGATCGTTCCGATAGAGGAGACCGCATTGCCGCAACAATCCGCCACAATCGAGCCAGGGGAAAACATCAAGTTTCCGCGATGTCCGATATCGTGGTCGAATTAAAGCGACGCAACTGGTCCGATAAGAAGATAGGTCGTGAGCTCGGCATGGATCCAGATGAGGTTCTGAGACTAGCGCAGATAAGCGGATTGGCAGAAATGTTTTCAGACAGGGACTTTTCCGAGGCATGGGAGGTAGAGGCATGAGTGACAAGCCCCTCAAAATCACATTTCACCTGGACGGAACCGGCGTCTATTACAATCCGTTCCAGCCAACAATGCTGGATGGTATTCTAGCATGGTGCCTGTGCGCCTATCATGTGTCCGGGGAGCCCCCACGAAGAAATGAGACTCCCGACGATATTCCGCTTCCGCTTCGCAAATGGGAAATCAATGGATCGTGGGGCTGGCATGCTTCTGCATTGTTCCCGGATGAGACTTCCTTTGAGACCCTGCAATTTTGGCGCAAGCGATTTCGTCTGTCTCGAATCGAGTTCACACGCGGGAGTCCGAATCGAACGAATGGAGTCTACCGCGACTGGCAAATGCCAATGCCTCTGTTCCTGTGCCGTAACATGATTGCCTATGCGCACGGAGACCGATCCACAGTGCAAAAAGTACTTCGCCGCGGGGTGAAATACATCGGAAAGAAACCTGCAATGGGAAAGGGTCGGGTGGTTGGGATCGATGTGGAATGGATCGATGAAGACAGATCCGTTACGGTTGGAGGGAATGCGATGCGATGGCTCCCGGAGACCGGAGGTGTGAGGCTCGTCCGCCCCAGGCCGCCATATTGGAACGTAGTAGGACGTGTCCCTTGTTGCGAGGTGGGAGGCGTAGTCGGCCATGCCGTAGAATTCCGATAGAATCGCGCCACCAACTCATTGCATCCAAGTTGGCTGAGAATGGTTTGCCGGTCGAAGTTGTTGGAGGAACGATGATCCGTAAGCGCGAGATGAGCGTTGACCCGCTGCTCGGCATCCGGGCGGTCGCCGAGTGGCTGGACGTGCACGAGAATACGGTCTACCGAATGATCGCCCGTGGAGACATCGAGGCCTACAAGGTGGGCGGTCTCACCAAGGTATCCTCCGCTTCGGTGCACGCCTACCTCGATTCGAACCGGAAAGGGCTGGAGGAAGGCGAATCGGTCTGAGGGCTTCCACGCCGGGACTGGGGGATGACCCGGATATGGGGAAAACACTTGTCAAGGCGATGCATTCCAATATATTGTGAGAAAACAAAGAGATGTGGGAAGTCGGGACAGATGCCGCCCCCATCCGCGATAGCCCATCCGTTGTTCCGCTGACCCGAGCTGATTCCCATGTCGTGGAGTTATCCAGAAACTGCAGAATTGCTTGTTAGGCTTCCGGTTCCGAAAGTTTTTTGTGAGGCATGCGAAAAAACTCTTGACTTTGTACGCACAAACTATTATTCTTTACCCATCAAGCTGAGAGATTGGCTCTCGGCGGCTCAACTCACGGCCTCTATTTCGAGGCATAGAAAGGGGACCTTGATGAAGAAGATCTTTGAAAGCATTTTGGCTGATCTGCGGGACTGCGCTCGTGATGAGTACGGTCCCCACCGTCCAGAGTGGGAGCGCTCTGAGCGTTTCCCGGAAGGGATCGTGATCACCACGGGCTGGAGCCAAGATCCGTCGCGCTCCAACAACGGCGGGGAGTATTACACATACTCCCGCTATCGCCCCATCGAGGACGGCCGGGTGATTCACGAAACCCGTTCTTCCTACGAGGACGCGGACTGGAAGCTCGAAGAGATTTACGGGCTCTCAGGGGATGCTCTGTCGAACCTGGCGGATTTGGCCTGCCAGCGGATTTTGGCAGAAAACGCACCCAAGCCGGTTGATCTTGTGAAGGTGCGGCGGAGGGTGGAGGATGCCCTCCGTAAGACTGCCAGTCCAGAAGATTTGCTGGCAATCGCCGGATTGCTCGGCGTGAAGGTCGAATAGTTCGTCTCAGCCCTGAGCATGGCTTGAAACTGCTCGGCCACGGCAACGCTCCTCGTGGGCACAGCAAAGGCACTGACCGGAAACGGCGGTGCCTTTTTGTTTTGGTGGGCAATGAAGAAGCGGGAAATCAAATCACACAAGGGAGGCCGCACGGAGCGAATCTATATTAGGGCTACTCCCGAGATTCGAAGGAAAGCGGCGGAATTGGCGAAGCAGAAAGGCTGTAGTGTGGCCGATCTGTTCGAGGAATGGGTAAACAAGGAAAGCCTAACGTAAGGGTAAGCGGCGCGGCTGTTTCGCGTCCGCTTGACCCGCTTGTTAGCTGATTTCATGAGGTTATCATGACACTGAACCAATGGGTGAAAAACGGTTGTCCAATGCTGTCTGATTATGCGGCTGGATGGTGCTGCCAAATTCTTGGTGTTCCCGTTAAACATTTGCGGGAGATGGAACTTGACAGAATTTACAGCATTCCGCAGGCCGGAGAAGTTGCCAAAAGAGAACATGATTCGTGGAGTAAAAAGCATCTTGCAAAACAACTTAGTAAACCTTGACGACCATAGGCCGCACTGGGTGATAAATTGCGGAACGTCTGTGCATGTTGTCCCGGATGCTCTGTTCTGCAAATGGATAAACGGCGAACTTCCGCTGGATGTTGAAATAGCCAGGAGAATATTGGAGGAATGGAGAGATGAGCGAATTACTGATGAAGGCCAGGGAAGACACAAATGAAGCCTGCTTATGGCTCGGACAGGCGATAGAAGCATACCGCGAAGAGTTGGCTCTGCGCGATGGGCATGACACCGGAAAGTACGGTGGAGAGATTCAGAAGTCAATTTCGGAACTCCAGTTTATTTTAAGCCTGGTTCGCAGGCTCCATAAAGAGAGCCGGTTGTTAAACCGTGAAATTGTCGAATATCAGAAAGAGCAAGACCGGTTATCGGATTTGGCCGATGCCGTTTCCAGCTAACAACGCAATGAACCGGACAAGCGCCACATGGTTCAATCGTTCCGCAAAGTCAGACAGGCGCTTGCCGGTTATCGCGGGCGTTAGACGGCGAAGCCCCACCGCGGGGTGAGGCTCTTTGAAATCTGAATCAAGAGATGGGTTTTTTACGGGGGCGGCCACCTTTCCTGCCGTTTTCGCGGGAGGAAGTTGCCTTCCGGTCGCTCTTGACCGAGCCCCCTTTTTTGCCGAGAGCCGCAGCGGCTGCATTGAGCTCATGTTCGGCTTGGTTGGCGGACTCCTCAACGACTTTCGGGCCTACCGCCTCAGCCGCAACGGTTGTCATGCGATACCAATCGCCGAGGCTCTTGGACTTATCGAGCGTTGCGACCTCCTCAATGAGACCGTCTGCCAACATGGTCTGTCTGGCATGATCTTTCTTTGCCGGATTGGCATAATCGAAGAGTGCATTGTAACTTTGGGGGGTCCACATGGCTTGATCCTTTCTGCCGGGTTTAGCCGCCCGGCTCGGCAACCTTGGTTAGTATCCCATCACCTTGCGCATTTTGGCTCTGTGTGCGTCGTACTCTCGGCCCTCTTTCTCTGCCTTGGCGATTCTTTCCAGCTTGGCCTGCCATTCAGCAGTTGCTTCGATTTGGGCGATGGCAGCATTGATCTCTTGGAGCTGACTGGGTTGGATGGCCAACTTGCCAATTACGGCTACGGCTCCCATTGGGAGGCCCTTGCGTTCCCAGGGCTTACCGGAGCCGACAATCCCGTGGCCTTCCACCGTTGCCCAGATTTCCATTTCACAGCAGGAGACTGTGATTTTGTCGCCATCGGCGTCAAGGATTTTTTCGGTTACCAGCTTCACCGCAACACTCGCGCTGAGTCCCTTGCTCGTTTTCCATTCGATCAATCTTTCCATCTTGCTCTCCTGTCTTGGGTTTCCCTCATCTCTTGGTTTTTAACTTAACCAAAGCGCTTAGGTTTGTCAACAAGAAAATGAGGGAAAAAGTGAAGCAATCGAAAATAATTTTGAGCGTCTAACCAAAAAATGCATTCGTTGCGTGCCGCTTATGCCCGGCATTAACCTTGCAGGGCTCGGTCTTGTACCTGAAAAGATTTTTTGATTCCGCAGATTTTTTCTCAGGTTCCACCAAACGGCACCAAATGCCACCAACCGTCATCTTGACTCGGGCCTTTCTCCCCGTAGAATAGGCTACGAGATTTGACAATCGCATAAGGGTTCGAACCGGGGCCGGCCTGCCCCGGGGAGACGCAAGAACATCAAGGCGGCATCCAGGTGCCTGGACATCTGGATTGCCGCCTTTTTTGTTGCCCTTATGCCTCTCTCGAATCCGCATCGTGGGAGACGGAGATGGCATACACCGAGGCGGACCTTGCGACCGTAAAAGCCGCGATCCTGGCCCTGGCCACCGGGCAGCGGGTGGTGACCGTCACTGCGGCGGACGGCAGGTCAATGACATGGGCGCAATCCGACATGGACAAGCTCCGGGGGTTGCTCTCGGAGATCGAGAGCGACATCGCCTCGGTGTCCGGTCGTCGCCGGTACGTGCTCACCACCACGTCCAAGGGGCTTTGACATGTCGTACCTCAAGGTGCTGGACTCCAGGGGCAACCGCATCCCGATCCGCGCACTCGGGGAGGGCTACGAGGGCGCAGCCGTCGGGCGGCGCATGCGGACGTGGGGGCTGGGCAACATCGGCCCGAACGCCGTCCTGTCAAGCACCCTCGGAACGCTGCGTGCGCGATCCCGGGAGCTCGCCCGGAACAACCCCAACGCCGAGGGCGGCATCCAGTCCTTCGTGGCCAACCTGACCGGCACCGGGATCGTGCCGAGGTGGAAGCTACACGACCCGGAGCTCAAGGCCGAGGTCCAACAGCTCTTTGCCGACTGGACCGAGGAGGCGGACGCAAACGGCGTGTGCGATTTCTACGGCCTTCAGACCCTTCTTTCCAACTCCCTGATTGAAAGCGGAGAGGCCCTGTGTCGGTTCCGCCCCCGGTATCCAGGGGACCTTCTCACCGTGCCCCTGCAGCTTCAACTCCTCGAGCCGGACCACCTGGACGAGACCTTCGAGTCGGTAAACCCTGCCAACGGCAACCCCATCCGGATGGGGATCGAATTCGACCGCATCGGACGCCGGGTCGCCTACTGGCTCTATCGAGACCATCCGGGAGAGCAGTTCCTGGGAGCCAACACCACCGAGCGGGTCCGAGTACCGGCATTCGAGATCCTGCATGTCTTCCGGCCTCTTCGACCCGGCCAGGCGAGAGGGAGGCCATGGCTTGCGAGCATCATCGTCAAACTCCGAGAGCTCGATCAGTACGAGGACGCGGAGTTGGTGCGCAAGAAATGCGCGGCCATGTTTGCCGGGTTCATCACGGAGCTCCCCGGGGACGATCCCGACGCCGGGTCACCACTCGGCAGCCGGGTGGATAACGACGCGGCCGGAAACGAGGTCTACCAGGTGGAGCCGGGGACCTACACCACGCTGCCGCCGGGCATGGACATCAAGTTCTCCGCCCCTGCAGACGTCGGCCAGACTTACGAGGTCTGGATCAAACAGCAGCTGCGCGGGGTGGCGGCCGGGATGGGGGTCACCTACGAGCAGCTCACCGGGGACCTCTCCGACGTCAACTATTCGAGTATCCGGGCGGGGCTTCTCGAGTTCCGCCGCCGGTGCGAAATGCTCCAGTGGCACACCCTGGTTTTCCAGTTCTGCCAGCCGGTGGCCCGCCGGTGGATGGACACGGCGGTTGCGGCAGGACTCATCCGCATCCCGGACGACTACCTCAGCAATCGCCGCAACTACTACCGCATCGAATGGAGGCCTCCGCGGTGGTCCTGGGTCGATCCGCTAAAAGACGCCATGGCCGCCGTCATGGAGGTTCGGGCCGGGTTCCGGGCCAGGTCGTCGGTGATTGCCGAGATGGGTGAGGACGCCGAGGACGTGGACCGCCAGATCGCGGAAGACGCCGCCCGGGCGGATTCCTTGGGGCTGGTTTTCGACTCCGACCCGAGGACCACGGAAAAATCCGGGGCCCTGCAGGCGGCGGAGTTCACAACGGCAACAGGCACAGGAGATGGAGATGGCCTACCAACACAATTCCAAGGTCGCTGAGAGCGAGCCCGACTGGGGCGAGGTCGATAAATCAGCCCTCCCCAGGGAGGCGCACGCGGAGATGGGGGACCCCGACAAGAAAAGCACGTGGGGCTATCCGCACCATTGGATCTCCGGAGGGACCGAGCGAAACGATCAGGGCGTGTGGACCAACGGGACCATGTACCTGCACAAGGGCGGGCTCAACGCGGCCTGGGCGGCTGCCATGGGAGCCAGGAGCGGAGAGGAGGCCTCTCCGGACGTGGTCGGTCATCTAAGGTCCCACCGAAGGGCCCTCGGCCTCGAGGGGGAGAGCGAATCGAAAAGTGCTTTGGTCGAGGACGCCAGACGGAGGGCCGAGGCATACAGGCACATGAAAGAGGCGAAGAGAAGATGAGCCGATTCCTGCCGCACATCGCATCCCGGCTGCTGAACGTCCCCCTCATGATCACTCCCGAGGGGCTCGCCGCGATCCTGCGGGCGCTGGGGCCGAGGATCGGTCTTGCCCCGTCCGATGAAATCCCGCGGCCTGCCGCCGTAACCGATTTTAGCCGTTCTCCCCGGTACCGGGAATACACCGGGGACGGGATCGGGCTCATCCCAGTCATGGGCCCGCTTGCCTACAACGTCTCCATCGAAGATGCCCTCTGCGGCGGGGTCACGAGCTACCACGACATCCGGGACATGTTCCGGGAGGCCATTGCGGATCCGCTCATTACTTCGGTCTTATTTGCCTTCGACTCTCCCGGGGGAGAGGTGGCCGGGGTGTTCGACCTGGCGGACGAGATCTACGCCGGGCGTGGAGTCAAACCCATCTATGCCGCAATCGATGAGTCGGCATTCTCCGCGGCCTACGCCCTGGCGAGCTCCGCGGATCGCATTTTCATCCCCCGCACGGGCGGGGCCGGGTCCATCGGGGTTATCGCCCAGTTCGTGGACCAGTCCGGCTACGACGCCAAGGAAGGCCTCAAGTACACGGCCGTGTACGCCGGGGCCCGGAAGAACGACTTCAACCCCCACGAGCCACTTTCCGGCGATGCCCGGGCAACGCTCCAGGCACTCGTGGACGAGGACTACCGCATCTTTGTTGAGACCGTCGCCCGCAACCGGGGGCTCACGACGGACGCCGTCGCCTCCACCGAGGCGGGCATCTTTCAAGGCGAGGCCGCGATAGGCGCCGGTCTTGCCGATACACTCGCAAACTTCCAGCAGGCCGTCTCCATCATCGAGGGGGACAGCCGCAACGGAGGAAGCACCATGAGGATTTTTGGATTCAGAGCCAAGGTCGCACCCGAGGCGACGACCCCCACCGATGCTCCGGCCGCCATGCCGGAGGAGGTTGTGGACCTGCAGGCCGTAGTCGAGCAGGCCCGGTCCGAAGGGCGCGAGCAGGGACGATTGGAGATGGAGGAGGCCGTAAGACAAGCGGCCGAGACCGCCGTCGCCGAGGAGAGGGGCCGAGTGAGCGCAATCCTTAACCAGTGCGCGGCCGTCGCCGCCCACCTGTCCTCCCCGCTCTCGCTTGCCTCCCAGCTCATCTCCGAGGGGGTCCCGGCCCAGGTCGCATCCGACCGGATCATCCGGGCCGTGGCGGACCAGAGCGCCCGGGAGGCCCCGGAGGTCATCTCCACCGTGTCCCCCACCGGGACCGGAGAACCCAACCCGCTTCTGGCCGAGGCCCGAAGGCGGGCCGAAGCCGCGAAAAAGAAAGGAGCGTAACTCATGTCGAACGTACTCACGGAAGGCAATCGCCTGGGAGATATCCTGAAATTCGAAAGCGGGGAGGTCAAACGCTTCTCCCGCGAGGACGTGACGGTGCTCTCCGGCCAGGAACTTGAGATCGGCGCCGTGCTGGGCAAGGTCACCCTCGGGAGCTGCCCCACTACCGGCACGGCCGACGAAGGCAACACCGGCAAGGGGACCTGCGGGTCCGTCACGGCCGGATCGAAAGCGCAAGTGGGGACCTACACCCTGCGCTGCATTAGGAAAGTCACCTCGGCCGGGGATTTCGAGGTGATCGCCCCCGACGGCACCCTGGTGGGTATTGCGACCGTTGCGGTCGCCTTTACCAGCGATCACATCAACTTCACCATCGCCGACGGCGATCCGGATTTTGAAGTCGGCGATTCCTTCACCATCACCATTCCCGCAGGGTCCGGGAAGGTTCGGGAGATCCAATTCGCAGGGGTAGACGGCACCCAGCACGCTTACGGAGTGCTCATCGATGCCGTGGACACCACCGGCACCCTGAAATCCATCGCCTTTACCTCCGGCGGGACCTACGAGATTCGTCCGGGAGACGTGGTTACGGGCGCAACCTCCGGGGCAACCGGGCACGTGGTGAGTCTCACCCTGTCCTCCGGGACCTGGGCTGGCGGCAATGCCGCGGGAACCCTTGTCCTGGACAACGTCGTCGGCACGTTCCAGTCCGAGAACCTCGATGTGGACGACAACTCCAACGTCGCCACCGTCGGCGGGGACGCATCCGCCTACTACCCGGACCGGCCGGGAGTCGCGGTGGTCCGGGACGCCGTGATCGATGCCGACAACCTGGTATGGCCCACGGGAACCACCGAGGGCCAGATCGCCGCCGCCCTGGCCGAGCTGGCCGCAAAGGGGATCATCACGCGGACCGCCGCGTAGAAAGGAGCATAGCGTGATTCTCAATCCGTTCGAAACCGACGCCTTCAGCATGGTGTCTCTGACTCAGAGCATCAACATTCTGCCCAACATGTACGGGCGATGCGGGGAACTCAACCTGTTTCCTCCCAAGGGTATCCCCTCTCGCACCGTGCTTATCGAGGAGCAGAATGGAGTCCTGAATCTTCTGCCCTCGAAGCCCCTGGGGTCTCCGGGCACCATGGGGAGCGCTCCCAAGCGCAAGGTTCGGTCCTTCCAGGTCCCCCACATTCCCCATGACGATACCATCCTTCCCGAGGATTACGCCGGGGTACGGGCGTTCGGGTCGGAGAACCAGCTCCAAACGCTCTCCGTGATCGTCAACGAGCGGCTGCAACAGATGAAGAACAAGCACGACATCACCCTGGAGTACCTCCGCATGGGGGCCTTGAAGGGTCTCATCATCGACGGGGACGGCTCCACCGTTTTGTATAACCTCTTCACCGAGTTCGGGATCAAGCAAAAGACGGTGGACTTCCTCCTGGGGACCGACACCACGGACGTTCGCGGCAAGTGCATGGAGGTCCTGCGGCACATCGAGGACAACCTCATGGGCGAAACCATGACCGGGGTCCGGGCGTTTGTGAGCGGGGAGTTCTTCGACAACCTGACGTCCCATCCCACTGTAACGGCAGCTTATGCGAATTATGCCCTCGCCCAGAACATGCTGGGAGGGGACATCCGCAAGGGGTTTTCCTTCGGCGGGATTCTCTGGGAGGAGTACCGCGGGCAGGCCTCCGACGCCTCGGGCACCACCCACCGGTTTGTACCGGCCGGGGAGGCCATCGCGTTCCCCGAGGGGACCCAGAACACGTTCCAGACCATCTTCGCTCCGGCGGATTTCCTGGAGACCGTGAACACCATCGGGATGCCCTACTACGCCAAGATGAAGACGCGGGATTACGAGCGCGGGGTGGATCTGCACACGCAGAGCAACCCGTTGCCCATGTGCGCCCGCCCGGCCCTGCTGGTGCGGATCAAGACCAGCAACTAAGGAGCGTAGATCGTGACCGACTGGGACCGATTGAACGCCGCCCAGCTGGCCGCCTTCGGGCAGGCTGTGACCTATCAGCCTGCCTCGGGCGGCGGCTCCTTGGAGATTGAGGCCGTCGTCCACTACGGAGAGGACCCCGAGGACGCCCGGGGCGGTTACGTCGAGGCCCGGGCGACCGTGCAGGTTCTCGAGTCGGACGTGGCGGCCCCGGCCTACGGCGATACCGTCACCATCGGCGCGGAGTCCTGGACGGTCCTGCGGAGGATCGGGCGCTCGGCAGGGATGTGGACATTGGAGTTGAGAAGTAACCTTCGGGCCACCTTGAGGCGGGGATAGGAGCCATGCTGGACGTGCAGTTAAAGTCTGAGGGTCTGAGTGAGGCAACCAAGGCCGTCCTGGATCTGCCCGGCCTGTTTCGCCGGGCGCGTAACTCCGCCCTGAGATCGTTGGGCTACGAAGTCAAGGCCGAGCTCCAGACTCAGGCCCGCCTGGCCACAAAGGGCGGATACCTCGACTGGGCCCCGCTGCATCCCCGGACCCCGATTATCGCCCGGGCCAGGAGATCGGCCGGGGGGCTCAGTTGGGCTCGTACACGGTGGAAACGGGGTGATAAGGCCGGCCTGGTCGTACAGAGAAAGGGGACACGAACGGAGGTCTTCTCCCGGCTTGTCGGGGGAATCCGCTACCAGGTGGACGACGAGGACGGGCTGGTGGCCATCGGGTTCGTCAACCCGGGCGCCCGGGTCGAGAGGTGGCTCCGGATGCACGCCCAGGGCTACGAGACCCGGGTGACCCCGCGCAAGCGGCGGTTTCTTTTCGCCATCGGATTTCCGCTGAAGAAGGACACCACGGTCTTGAGGACGCCTGCACGCCCCTGGGTCCCGAAGGTCTACGAGCACATGCGGTCCCGAATTCATCCCCGGTTCGAGGGACAGTTCTGGAACGCACTCAATCGATACCGCGAGGGCGGCGGAGGGAAGAACTGATGGACACCAATGAGCTTCTCACGGCCATACGGGACGCGCTCGCGGCGGACGAGGCGCTGAACGCCTGGTGCAAGGCCCAGTTTGGGGCCCGAGCGACCGTATTTCTGGGGATCGACGATGCGTCCCCGCCGGCTCCAAACGATTACCCGGTGGTGGCGGTGATGGGGGCGGATCAGGCCCGCGGCCAGGCGGGGCGGGAACATGAATGGAACGTCGAAATCGGCGTAGGTGTAGAGAATAGCAAAATCGACATATCCGGTGACAAAATCACTCGGACCGGGCTTTTGCAGGCCGAAAAGCTGCGCGAGCTCGCGGAAGACGCCGTCTATCGTGCGAGGATACTTCCCATGGAAACCCGGAGCGAGTCTTTCTCTGAGTACCGTCACCCCGTCTATCAGAGTTTCTCAGTCTTTATTATCCGCCAGGCGGCTTCAAGCAGGAAGGGCCTCCCGGGATGACGGCTGCGGAACGGGAGTTGTGCAACGAGCATTCGGGGGTGTGTGTCCGGTTGAAGCATATCGAGGAACAACAGGGGGATATTTGGAAGGAGATCGGGTTCATGAGGCGTTTGTTGGTGAGCAACCTTATCTCCATCATCCTCGTACTGATCACCTTGGCTGTCAACATTTGGTTGAGGCTGCACGGAGGAGGCTGAACGTGACTCCGGAGCAACAGCACGATATCCGCAACGGCGCCCTGGGGGCGTTTCGGGCGGCGAGGAACCTTGACCGGCTGGGCGGGCTGTCCCCGGAGCAGCAGGCCCAGGTGGCAAAAATTATGAGTAACGTCCTTCGTATCGGTCAATCCGTCGGAATGGGGCCGAAGATCGAGCCCCCGGAATCCCGGCCTCGAAGGATACTTGGAAAACTGTTGATCAAGGACGGAGTCATGCGCAAGCGCAAATCCTGGATGACCAACACCGGCAACGCCCTCCTGGGGATCGGGGCCGCTATCGCGTCTGCGGCCGCGGTGCTGCCGGACGGAAGCGAACACAAGGACTGGCTGCTCTTCGCCGGGATCTTTTCGGCCGGGATCGGCCAGGTAATGGCGAACAAGGGCATCCGGCGCAGGCTGCCTACCAGGCAGGATTGAAAGGAGCGAAAAATGGCCATTGCAAGCTCTGCGGATAATATCCGGTACAACGGCACGGGCATCGCCTACGCCGCAACCGTCGGCTCTGTCAACCCGGGAGCCGACCTGGGAGAGCTCGAGGGGTTCAGCTTCAACCAGTCGGTCACGAAAAGCCAACTCAAGTCCACGAGAAATGCCGCTCGCGGCGTGATCCTCGAGGCTGTGGACGAGACCACGGCAACCCTCAAGTTCGGGCTAAAGGAGCAGACCGAGGAGAATCTCAAGGTGGCCCTCATGGCTGCCTCGGTCAGCTCGAACAATCAGGTGGCCGGCAATGTCTTCCAAACCACCAAGACGTGGGTTGCGGACGAGTACGTGGATCTCGGGAAACTCAACGTGTTTTCGACGAAGCTCTCCCACGGCGAGGTGACAAACGGGCCGTTTGTGGTGGGGGAGACCGTCGCGCAGTCCGATCCGGCAGCGAGCGGCAAGGTGGCCTACGTCGGTTCCGGATTCATCGAGGTGGTCAACGTCTCCGGGGCGTTCGGGGCCGGAGAGACGATCACCGCGGACACCAAGTCCGCCACCCTCTCTGGGGTGTCCACTCAGCTCGATGTTGTGATCACGAGCTCCGACGGGGCCACCCGGCGCGTGCAGGGTACGGACTACACGGTCGAGCCGAAAGCGGGATATGTCCGCAAGCTCACCGGGGGCGCCCTGGTGGATGCAGACAAGGTCTCGTTCGATTACCAGGCGGTAACCAGGAAGGTGCTCTATGGCCTTTCGACCAACACCGTGCTTCGCAAGGTCACGTTCGTAACCGATCCGGACGACTACGGACCCCGGAAGCGCTACACGTTCCACAAAGTGAATCTCTCGCCAGAGGGCGACATGACCCTACTCGGGGACGGAACCGAGGTGCTGAACGTCTCCGGGACCGTGGTCCGAGACACCACGCAACCCTCGGGCCAGGAGTACTACACGGTCGAGGTCATGGAGTAGGCAGATGCGCAAGGAAAAAACCCTGGATTTCGGGCATATGACGGTCACCGTCCATGAGCCCACCGTCGGACAGGTGCGCAACCTCCTTGGCCGGGACGATCTCGACTTTCAACCCATCGAGTACCTGTCCGGCGCGGCTGAGATATCCCCGGACCTGCTGCTCATGGTGACAGATCTCACCCCGGAGAGGCTGCAGAGCCTCACCCTCTCGGAGCTGCAGGAGACCATGGAGGCGGCGGGCGATATGCTCCGCCCTTTTTTCGCAATCGCGGAGA